GCGCTGCTCGCGCTCTCCTGAGGCCTTCGAATGGCCCGGGATACTCTCCTGTGTCCTCCTGTATACTACGAGCAGAACCGGCAAGCCGGCCAGGGGACAGTTGGGGTCAACAGAGCTTTTCGCTCTTTGACCTTCTGTCAATTGGCCGGCCAATGGTCTGCTACGAGTATACTCTCGCACGGGGCAACTGCCTCGTGATCATTAAGGACGAACGTTATGGGAAATAAAACTAGAACCAGATATGTCTCATGGCGAGGCAGAGTCTGGAAAGAGCTAGCTGATGCCTCTCCACAGAGCTTTGTATCTGCGGATGTTCGCTCGTACGGATATACTCGTACGGGCGGTGACAATCCGAAGTACAGAGTCCTGATTAGGGGAGGCTTTAATGCAGCGAACTCTATGACCGTAAACGTGTCGAATGCCGAGTCAACCGGATTTAAGACGAAAGTCTGGGTTCGGAAGACTGCGAGCGGACCTGAGTCAGGGAAAATTGGTACCTTTGGGAACGAAGGCGTTTTTCTAAACGTCAACGAACCTCTGGGTATCAGTTCACACCAGGGCTCATCCTCAATGACTAAAGCGTGCGAGCTTGCCATCAAAGTGCTGAACCGAAAAATCACAAGTAGACGCCGTCAGTTTATGGGCGGAGTTTTCTTGGGAGAATTAGGTAAGGCAGTGATGATGGTCGTGAAGCCTGCGAAATCTCTACGTAAAAGAGTAGAAACCTATACCAGACGTCTGCAGCTGATGAAGCGCAGGATACGGATGGCAGGAGGATACTCATTTACCCGAGATGCGAAAGCGTTCGCAGACACTTGGTTGGAAACACAGTTCGGATGGAAACCATTACTGTCCGACGTGAAGGACGGAGCACTCGCCGTTGCACGTATGGCTCAGAAAGACGCCCTTAATAGGGAACAATTCAGAGCCTATGCGAAGGATGAAGTGCCAGTCCTAACGACCGTGGGAAGTGTAGGCCCTGTCGGGTTCGATGCTGGTTCGGGTGTTTTATACACCGTGAATCGGCTAGTTACGAACACGTCAGAGTGCATACTCTATGGCCGTTTTTCGACTAAGATCCAAAACCCTACGAATGTAGGCCGCTATGCTGACAGGTTGGCACAACTCAGTGGTTTTAACTGGGAAGATGTCATACCTCAGGCATGGGAGCTTGCACCGTGGAGTTTTCTCGTCGACTACTTTACAAATGTAGGAGACGTACTCGAAGGTTGCGCGAATCTGGTGAATGGCATCGACTGGATCGAAGAGGTGCACATTACGGAGACTGAAGACCTCCGGAATTACACTATCGACGTACCCGTGTTGAAGGCTAATTTACCAGGATTATACGTAACTCACGAGGGTCTTCCGGCTAGCACAAAACAGAGCTACAAGTCGGTTTCCCGTCAAGCTTACGCAGGGCCACTTCAGCCCAGCCTGAGCTTTAGTTTACCGAATGAACTTCAGTGGCTGAACATCGCCGCTTTAGTCGCCGGTGGGAAATCCTTCCAAGCCTTTTCTAAACGATAGGGTGTAAAATCATGAGAACAGAAGCAACTGTCGGCCTGTTACGCAAGCTGCTGACCGATCGTGGTCACATCTTGCCTACGAAGTCCCATCCGGATTCAAAGTGTATCATTTTGAATCATGGTGAGTACCTAGTTAGCTTGATGTCCCAAGACGGTCAACTGATGGACCTCCTTAACGATCTTGATTCAGCCTTTGGTTTAGACTGGATTAAGGACGATGGAGATTTGTCAGTGGACTGTAACGTCCAATTTCTCGTTGGTTGCAGTGGTGCCGACTTTGATTTATGGGTCGATACCATTAAGTTCATTTGGTTCAGTCATGGTGTTACCGAAGCTTTGAGATTTATCAAAGCGACGGGCATCAGAATCTGGTCCAAGTGGACTATTAAACAACGGGAAGTTTACGTGGACAGCCTTGTTCTCATTGCTCAGAAGAGGTTGCGCTCTGTCGGTGTAAAACACCGAGAGATGGCGAACTTCTTTGCCGACCCTGGAAGTGCGAAAGCGCTTTTAGAGCCGGAGGCAGAGAGCTTGCAAGCGATACTTGATTTTACCGTAAAAGGAGAATCATTTTATGGGTAAGACCAAAACTGGAAACAGAGGTCGAAGCCGTACGGGTAGGTCCCGCAAGGGGTCAACCTATGTCGCTCATTACGCTATCAAGTTAGCTCAAGAGCTAGCCTGGCTGGCGTGGTGCTTGCGCTCTAGCCATCACGTGAAGATTGGAGTTTTATCTAATCTTAACGCCTATTCCGAGCCAAGTAACGACTGGCATTGGGATGAGCGTTTCTACACGTGATTCTGAGTAGGGAGTCCTATCGATGAGATTGGCTCTTTTACCATTTCAACTAAGAAAGGAAATGCCAAAATGGCAATAGCACTTACGTCGCCCGTTACGGGCGGTGCTCAGACGGGATTCACAGCGCCAACGTATACCCATGTGGCCGATGTTGCATTGGACACTAATGGGAAACAGTACGCTGTTACCGCCCTGGGTGGTACGCAAGCAGGTGTGCGGGCCCATTCTTCATCGGACCCTTTCACGTTCCTTTTCGTGAGGCCCAAGGTTTTCAAAGCCCTGGGAAAGCCACATCCTGTCACAGGTCTTCTCCAAAGTGTACCGAAGAACACCTTCCTGATTAAGATCGCTAAAGGAGCGATCCCTCTCGCGGGGCAACCGGCGTCAGTAATGACCGTCAGGTGCCTCATCGAGATTCCGGCAGGTGCGGACACTGCGGACCCGGCAAACCTCAGAGCAGCTATCTCGCTGCTCGTAGGTGCCGTCACCCAGCTTTCCGCTGGTCTTGGCGACACCTTGGTTACCGGGGTCTCCTAACAACCCGTAAGGGTAATCGGAGATACGGACCGTGGATATGAAGAGTGGCGTTTTTACCCTCATCATCGTGGTGATACTAGTCGCCTTCAATCCGGGCTTCTTCTGTTGGTTGGAAGGAGTCCAGTGCGAAGGTTGGGTCTTTAAGTCAACCCGAAAAACGACCTAGTCACTGCTAAAGGAGCGAAGTATGCAAGCATTTGCTACTGCGTTTCAACACCTTCAGGACGACTTGCCCAAAACAGACATCATGTTGACATCTGACATGGATCTGTCATCGGCACAAGCCCTCTGGCTGCGCAATTCATTCCTCAAGAAATTTGAGGACTCGAAAAGCGCGGATGCAGATTCGAAGGCGCTCGGGCTCTTTATTCGGAGCAACGAGCGCTGTAAGAATTTTGCATTAAAACCAGAGAGCTTGTTTCAGGACGTGTTGATCGAAGAGGTCAAAAACCTTTTTGACTCATACTTCCACGATGGCCCTAACCTAACCATGGACCTTTCTGCAATTTCGGAAGGTTTCATGACGGGTCCGGGCGCCAGCCGCGGTGCGATATCAGACAACTTTTACACAAAGTTGTTTGACTCAAACCTGACCGGCACAAGCGAGCGTCTTTACAGGGACTACCGGTGTGCAATCGTTGAATGGCCTACCTGGAATTCCGCTGAAATTGCGCGAGAGAACCAGATTAGGCACGCGATTGTAGAAGGTAACCGTCTTTCCTTTGTTCCTAAAACGTCAGTTATCTCGCGAACTATCTGTACCGAACCCAATCTGAATATGCTTTTTCAGAAAGGGATAGGTTCGGTGATGGAAGGGCTCCTGGAACGTCGTTGGAAGCTTTCAATGACAGACCAGCAGTTCGTCAATCGCCGGCTAGCGTGCATGGGTAGTATTGATGGGTCATTTGGTACCATCGACCTCTCATGCGCGTCGGACAGTGTGTCGCTCAACCTCCTTCGTGAAGTATTGCCACCTTATATATACAGGTGGTTGTTGCATACAAGGAGCCCGTTCGTCACTCTTCCAAGTGGTGAACGTAGTGAGCTGCACATGGTATCGTCCATGGGGAATGCTTTTACGTTTCCCCTGCAGACGTTACTATTTGCGAGCATTGTTGTAGCCAGCTATGGTATTCTGAGCATTCCGCTCATGGACCATTCCTCAAAAACCATGAACTTCGGAGTATTCGGCGATGATATTATCGTGACTCGAAAGAGTTACGATTTCATCGTGCGTGCTCTTGAGCTTTTTGGTTTCGAGGTAAACGCTGAAAAGTCGTTTAATACTGGCCACTTCCGTGAATCTTGTGGAGGGGATTACTTCCGGGGTAGTGATATCCGGGGAGTGTATATGAAACACCTCTCTACAAGCGCTGATGTTTACTCCATCATCAATCGTTTAGTACGGTGGTCTGCGCGGTCGGGG